AGAGACGATGTTTTTTTTGATGGTGAAACTTTTGAGAAAGCAATTAAGTTTTGTGAAAAATGGTTTTATACATTATTTCCATACCAGAAATTTATATATGCTATGTTTTTCATATATAAAAATGATACAAAAGACACGGTGTTATTTAGAGAAATATTCATCTTAATGGGAAGAGGAAATGGAAAAGATGGAATGATAATGCCATTAGCGTGTTTCTTCTTAACATCATTCTATGGTGTAAGAAACTACCACATTGACATAGTTGCAAATTCAGAAGAACAAGCAATGAATTCTTTTAATGTAGTTTATAACATGCTAGAAAATAACAAAGAAATAATGAAAAAATATTTCTCATGGAGTAAGACAATAATCGTAAACAAACAGACAAGATCAGTTTTAAGATACAATACATCAAATGCAAAGACAAAGGATAGTAAACAAACTGGAATGGTAATCTATAATGAATATCATTCTTATGAAAATTACAAGCAGATAAATGTATTTAAATCTGGTTTAGGAAAGGTTAAAAATGCAAGAATTGTTATTATTACAACTAATGGAAACATCCGTGGAGGACCACTTGATGAAAAAATTTCAATGTCAAATACAATATTGAATAATGGAATTAAACTAATAAAAATACTACCGATTATATATAAGATAAATGACTCCAAATATATAGATCTTCCTATGAAAAAATATTTAAAAACAGAAAATGAAAAGGATATTGATCTGACTTATTGGGTTCAAGCAAATCCTAGCTTGAGATACCGACCAACTTTACAAGAAGAAATAATAAATGACTATATTGATTTATTGAGTACCCCTTCATATAAATCCGAATTTTATGCTAAAAGAATGAATTTACCTGTGCAAGATGAGGAACTTAGTGTTACCAGTTGGGAGAACATTAAGAGAGCATCTTATTCAGATGTGGATAATGAAGTTCCAAGAGAAACAGGAAAGATTGATGGTAGAGCTGCAATTGTTGGACTGGATTTTGCATCATTAAATGACTTTGCAAGTGCAGGTTTTTTATTCAAGATAGACGGTGAATATATCTGGAGGCAACGAACCTGGATATGTGCCAGAAGTAAATTTTTCAACGAAATTAAATTCCCTTTTGACAATGCAGGGCAAGATGGATTTCAAGATTTTGAGCTTGTTAATAAAGATTCTATTGATGGTAGAGAAATTATAATGTGGATTCTCTCAGAAATGTCTAAATACAACATAAAAAAGATAGTATTAGATACATACAGATATAAATTACTAGAGCAAATATTTAAAGAATTTGGAGTTTCAATAGAAACAAAAGAAAATCCGTATGGATTAGTTAGAATGATTAGATATCCTGCGAGTATTGCTGCAATAGTAGCTCCAAGAATTGAAGTTGCTTTTTCAGAAGGCAAGATAAATATTGGAAATAGTGCAATTATGCGATGGTCCATTAATAACACATCTGTAAAGGATGGAAAAGATGGAAATAAGAAATATGAAAAAATTGAACCAAAGTTAAGGAAAAATGACCCCTTCATGGCTTTTGTAGCTGCAATGAGTGTACAAGAGCTACTAGATGAAGAGGTCATTTACGTGTAAAGGAGGTGAGAAAAAGATGATGAATCCATTTAAGCTCTTATTTCAGAATAATAAAGGCGAATTAGTTGATTGGATAGATGTTATTAAAAATTCCGATGATGCACAGAGCTATATATATACAATGGCAAAAGCAAAAGCTATCAACTTAATAGCGAAAACAATAGCCAAGACAGAGTTGTTAGTGTATGGCAAAAAGGACTCGAAAAGCAAAAAAATTGAAAACTTAAAAAATAATATTTATTATTTGCTAAACATACAACCAAATCCAAATGAAAATGGGACCGAATTTTTATACAAATTAGCTTTAAAGTTGTTAATTGACGAAGAGGTATTGGTACTGATAAATGATTCTAAAAAAAGAAAATACTTATACATTGCAGACACATTCAAATGTTCTGATGAAATAATGAAAGGTAAGTCATTCTATAATATTGCTTTATCAGATAATAGTGGTAATTCGATGAATTTAAGAAAATCATATGATCACGATAATTCAATATACGTTAGTATAAAGAATTACTCAATGAATTCTGAAGAAACAACATATAGAACTAAGATGTCTGAGTTAATAAAAATAATAGAAACAAAATATAAAACAGCTAATATTCCTAAATGGAGACTGAAAAAGCCGGGTTCACAACCAACGATGATTGATATAGAAACTGGAAAACCAATTAAATATGATGAATACATAAAGAAAATAACTGATGGATTGTTTAGTGATGAAGCAGCTGTAATAATGTTAGCCGAATCTTTTGATTTGATGCTTTTAAATAAAGATAACAAAGAAAGTTTAGCAGATTATAAAGATATTATAAAAAATTGTGGAGATTCTGCAGCCAACTTTTATAATATTCCATTGGATTTATATTATGGAACAAAGACAGAGAAGTCAGTAGCCAACAATGACTTTATTTCATTTTGTGTGGATGTTTATTATTCAGCAATAGAAGATTCCTTAAATTCTGGATTAGTAGGAGAGCAAAGTTATATTGATGGTGAAAGAATTCAATTCAATAAATATGCTATATTCCACAAAGATATTCTAGATTCTGCTACTGGAATAGACAAGTTGATTTCAAATACATTTAGTAGGAATGAGGTTAATGAGTTCATAGGCTTGCCACATATAGATGAGGATTGGGCAAATGAACATAACTTAACTAAAAATTATGCAAATGTGAAAGGAGGTGAAGATGAAGATGGAGAATGATAGATTTTTGAATTTCAAAAAGGTCAGTGAAACAGAGACTGAGTTATACATATACGGAGACATAAGAAAAAAAGGCATAATAGAAAAATGGTTAGGATTTGGAGAAGATGTAACTGAAGCTTTTACTTTAAAAGATGCTTTAAATGTTGTAGATACTCCGAACTTAACTGTAAGAATTAACTCGTATGGTGGATCTGTTTCTGAAGGTTTAGCAATTTATTCTTTATTGTCTGAATTTAAAGGTCACTTAAAAACAATTGTTGATGGATTTGCATGTAGTGCAGCTTCAGTTATTTTTATGGCAGGAGAAGAAAGAGTTGTACCAGAAAATGGACTGCTAATGATTCACAATGCGTGGACAGAAGCAAGAGGTGATTCTAATGCAATGAAAAAAGTAGCTGAAGATTTGGAAAAAATAACTCAACCTAGTGTTAATATTTATGTTACAAAAACAGGACAACCAGAAGAAAAAATAAAAGAAATGATGGATAGAGAAGAATGGATTACTTCTCAAGAAGCATTTGAGTTAGGATTTTCAACAACTCAAACTAGAAAAGATAGTATGCAATCGCTTGAGGCAGACTTTGTTTATAACCTAGTAATGAAGAATAAAGAATTGCAGAAGATGATTGATGAAAAAACAGAAGAAATTGCAAAAGCACTAGTGCCAAATACGCCTAATGAATCTTCAATAGAAAAGCCAACAGGTGTTAGTAATGAAAAAAATTTTAATGGAGAAGAGGATGACGCATGGTCGTCTTTTTTTTATGCAAAAAAATAGGAAAAGAGGTATAAAAGTTATGAAAATTAATGAAAACAAAATGAAAGAAGCTCAAGAAAGAGCATTAGAAATCCTTCAAACAGAAGAGGATAAATCACAAGCTATAATTAATGCAATGGAAGTAATTCAAGAAGCTCAATATGATGAAATAATTAAGGAGATTCAAGAACAATCAGCGTTAGTTGATGCGGAAAGTAATCACGCTAAAGAGCTTGGCTTAAGAGTTTTATCTGCAGAGGAGAAAAAATTCTATGAAGCATTTAGAGACGTAAAACAATCTTTCTCTGGTGGTCAAATTGACTTAATGCCAACATCAATTATTGATGTTACACTTGAAGATATCAAGGAAGATGGTGGATTATTAAGTCATATCGAGTTTGCTCCTGCAGGAGTTAAGAAGTGGCTTGCAGCATCTAAGAGCGGAGCTTTTTCTTGGGGAGGTTTAACTGACAAAATTAAGGGAGAACTTACAGCTGCAGCTCAAGGTGTAAACCTTGAGATTTCTAAATTGACTGTATATATGATTATACCAAAATCAATTAGAGATTTAGCATTGCCATTTGTAGATAAATACTGTAGAGCCGTACTTAAAGAGCAAATTACGGAAGGTCTTGAATATGGCGTACTTGTTGGTACAGGAAAAGATGAACCAATTGGTATATACAAAAAAAACAATGATTTAAACCAAGATGGAACTCATCAAGATAAGGCAGTAAATGAGAATTTAATTAGATTCACACCAAGAGGAGTAGCACCAGTTAAGAAATACTTAACGAAAAATGGAACAAGAAAAATCGATAAAATTGTAATTGTATGTCATCCAAACGATGAGGCTGATTATGTTGCTCCAGCTTTATATGATGATGAAGGAAGACTTGTAGCTTCTTATAAAAATCTTGAAGTTGTTACATCATGTCAAAATCCTCAAGGAAAAGCAGCAGCAATGCTTCCTAAAAAGTACACAATGGGATTAAGCGCTATTTCATTCAAAGACTACGATCAAACTTTGGCAATGGATGACAATGATGTTATCATTGGTAAAGCATACGCAAATGGTAGAGCAGTAGATGATAATGTTGCATTTATTTTTGATGTAACAAAACTTGAAGAATATATTAAGCCAATTAGAGTAGTTGGAACTGTTATGACTCAAGCTGCAAGTGATTCAAGTGAACAAGCTTCTAATTCAAATGAACAAGTAGCAGAAACAACGAAATTCACTATAACATACAATGCAAATGGTGGAACAGGATCAATTGGTTCAGTTGAGGTTGATGAAGGAGAATCTGTAACATTATCTGATGGAACAGGCTTAACTGCTCCAGAAGGTAAAGAATTCAAGGGTTGGGCAAAATCAAGCAGTGCTCAAAATCCAACAGTAACATCTCCATATACACCTGAGGCTGACACAACATTATACGCTGTATGGGGTGATGAACAATAGGGGCTTAATATAAGCTCCTATTTTTATGAAAGGAGATGATACAGAATGCCTAAAAAGAAAAGTAATATCATTGTTGATGAAATGGTAGAAATAAAGGAAAAGGATTCATACATAAGTATCAGAGAAAAGCCATGGGTTGATTTACAGGATAGCAAGTATGAATACAAAAAAGGCGATCCATATCCTAGAGCAGGGTTAGAAGTATCTGAAGAAAGAATTAAGGAATTGTCTTCAGAAAATAATAAACTAAAAGAAGTGTTGATTCAAAAAGTAGAAAAAAATAAAGAATAGAGGTGCTGTTGATGGAAAATGAAACAAAGGCAGCAATATTAAAAGAAATTCGTTATGAGCAACATCCAATTGAAAGTGATGAAGCTTTAAAAGGTTATATAAAAGATGCTGAATACAATTTAAACCACTATGCTGGTGCAAATATTGATTATGATAAAGATTTAGATGCGAGAAAATTGCTAAAAACTTATGTTTTTTATGATAGATATAAAAGATTAGCAGAGTTCTTTAGTTTATATGAAGGAGAACGTAGTGATCTTCAAGCAAGATATTACAAACCTGCCGACATATAATGATGGATATTTAAAACTTTATCAAATTAAACAAAAAGAAAAAGAAGGCACAGCATATCCAATAGAGTATTTAGTAGAATTTGAAGATTCTAAAAATACAGGCATCAATTACAATGAAATCTGGTTTGAAGAATTATCTTTAACAGACAAATTGAAATTTGATGCTGAAGAAAGAAAAAAGAAAATAACCTATAAAATACGAATACCACAACTAAAAGAGATAGACTCACTATGTGTTGTGGAGATTAATGGCAAATACCATAAAGTATTTAATGCATACCATTTTACTAATAAAGATGGTTTTAAGCAGAGCGATTTAACGCTTGAGGAATATCCTAGAGCAAAATTTGAAAAGGATGTGATACAAAATGATGACTAAAGAAGAATTAGTTAATTTATTGAAATCTTTAAAGGTACCAGTTACAGAAGGAGTTCCAAAAGATGAAGAAATTGAAGATGAAGTACGAATTCATTTTTGGGAATACTTATGGGATTCTTTGACTGCGAGTGGAGAAGAATATAACACGAAAGTAACATATCAAATATCTGTTATTAGTGAGTTACCTAGATGTACAGCTTTATTAGATTTAAAGAAAGAATTATCAGAGCAAGGATTACATCCACAAATACAACACGAGTATGATATAGATTCTAGGAGATGGCATTCTTTTTTTGCTATTGAGGTGTTAGAGAACATTGAGTAGTTTAAAAAATTTAAATAGGCAACATGGTGGAACTACAAGTGTAACAGATGGATATGA